CCGTCTCGTGGCGAGAACGGTGTCACCCCGCACATTGGCGACAATGGAAATTGGTACATTGGCAATACAGACACCGGGAAACCGTCTCGCGGAGTTGCTGGCGCAAGGGGCGACACGGGAGCAACGGGCACAGACGGCAAAACACCCGTCAAGGGCACTGACTATTGGACGAAATCGGACAAGCAAGAGATTGTTAATGATGTCATAGCCGCTCTGCCAAAGTGGACAGGAGGTAGTTACTGATGGCATACGACAAGGTAGTTGACTCCGCCGCGCTTGACGCCGCTATGACCCACACAGCTAACCGCATCCGCAACAAGACAGGCAGCACTAACCAGATAGCATGGGACTCCGCCAAAGGTTTTGGTGATGCGGTTGACGCGATAAGCTCAGGCGGCGGCAACCCGTTCGAGGCGTTTGAATCTTTGGAATCTTTTAAATTAAGCGATAACTCGACAATCACTGAGCTTGTCGCCAACATTCCTAATGTCACAAGCTTACGGGGGTCGTTCGCCAGTGCGAGGTTTACCCCGCTGACAAGAATCGAGTTAACAGTAAGCGATAAGCTTACAAGTATTAGTTCGATGTTTGGTAACAAAGCCGTGCACAGTCTTACTGAAATAGTATTTAAGGGCAATTTCTCAAAAGTAAAATCCGTCTTAGAGGCATTCGCCTGTGGCGGCACGGGTAAAAACACAGCTTTAAAAAAGATAGTCGGGCTTGACTTCACCTCAGTGACAAGCGCGAGCAATGTTTTCGCGTCGCAAAGTGGGTTGACTGACATTGAAATAAAAGCAGACACAGTCAATGTCTCGCTCAACCTAAGCTATCAGTCTGCCATTAATATAGCCTCGTGCGTTAATGTTCTTAACGCTTTAAAAGACCGCACGGGACAAGACGCTTTGACGCTGACGCTCAATGCCGACCTAAAAACCGCCGACACTGGTATGATTTATGCTAACTATGTCAAGCTGGATGCAAGCACAAATCTGTATGTGTCGTGCGAATCAACGGACGCGGGCGCGGTAACGATAGCAGCGGCAATCACCGCCAAAAACTGGACAATAGCGTGAGGTGATGTGCATGACAACAATTAACAGAGTGATTTTCCCGTCAGATAAAATGCATTTAAAAAACATCCACACGGGTGAGATTTATCCCGGCGAGATTATTCCGGCGAAATCGCTGTCGGAGGCGGATTTCACGGAGGTGACAGAGGCGGAATATCAAGCGTATCTGATTGTCGAAGAAGAAATTCCCGATTCCGAAGCACTGGAAATAATCACAGGGGGTGCAGATATATGACGCGAGCAGAAGCAAAAGCCTATCGCGACAAGATAGACGGCGTGTTGACGAAGGTCACTACGGACGCAGAAGCTTTGGAATATGCAGAGCTTTATCCGCTGTGGAGCGGGTATGTCGATTATGCTGTCGGTAGTATAGTCCGCAGACCGAGCGGGCTGTATAAGTGTTACAACGCCATAACAGCAAACCCGACATGGCAGCCGGAAAATGTCGCCGCACATTGGGAAAAGATAACGGTCGGCAAGGACGGCACGATAGATAACCCGATAACCGCCGCTGCTGGCATGCGGTATTTCAAGGACAAGTATTATCTCGACGGCGGCAAAATTTACAAGTGTATACGCGACGACAGCAACGGTCAAGGTACTATACTGCACTATGTACCGTCGCAGTTAGTCGGAATTTATTTCGAGGAGGTTAAAAAATGAATATCTGCGTATCAATCGGTCACGGCAAATCAGCCAAGGGCGGCTATGACAGCGGCGCTCTCGGCGGAAACTATCAGGAGTTTAAAATAGGACGCGAGATAGGCAAGTACATAGGAGAAGTGTTCAAAGGCTACAATTGCACAGCTGACGTTATCAACTATGACGCGACGCTTTATCTGACCGAGCGCATAGCACATGTCAACAAACACGGCTATGACCTCGCGATTGAAATCCACCTTAACGCCGCAGGCGGCACAGGCTCGGAGGTCTACTATAAGCACAAGAGCGCAACGGGCAAAAAGCTCGCCGGAGCAATCAGCAAGAGCATAGCTAACGCTTTCGGCATCCGCGATAGAGGCGCCAAGGTCAAAATCAATCCGTCAAACGGCACGGACTATTTTGGATTTGTCCGCTCATGCAAGTGCGAGAGCCTGCTGATTGAGACCGTATTCATTGACACCGCGAGCGACCGCAAGCACGTCGAGACCGCCGCAGGACAGAGACAGTGCGCAGAGGCTATTGTCAAGGCTATCGCCGATTTTTACGGCATAAAGAAAAAGTCCGCTCCGGCAGTCAAGCCGAGCGAGGACAAACCGAGAACAACCGTCAGGGCGGGGGATATCGTCAAAATAAAAGGCAGCAAGTACGCGACCGGACAGAGAATACCGGTGTGGGTCAAGCTTAAAAAGCACACGGTCAAGACCGTCAGCGGAAGCCGAGCACTGCTCAAGGAAATTCGCTCATGGGTCTATGTCTCCGACCTTACCGTTGTGCAGTCGTCCGCAAATATAGCCATTGGCTCGACGGTCACTATTCAGCCGGGCGCGACCTACGGCGGACTCACGGCGGCAAGAGGCAAGGCAGTTCCAAAAGAACAGCTTGCGCCAAAGAAGCACACAGTCAGTAAAATAGAAACTCACAACGGAGTAAGAGAAGCATTGCTTTCTGATATAATGTCGTGGGTTGCTATAAAATATTTAAAAATGTGAGGTAACACAATGGACAAAATCAAGGACATTTTCGCAAACATCAGCAATGTCAAAGTGGGCACATGGGTTAGAGGCATCCTGCTCATTATCTCGTTTGTCAACATGGCACTTTCGGCGGCTGGCAAAGCACCTATTCCCGCAGATTACAACGAGCTTTACACAATCGTCAGCGTTATTTTCTCGGTACTCGTCGGAATCTCTGCATACTGGAAGAATAACAGCTTCACGGAAGCAGCACAGACCGCCGATAAGTTCCTCCACGAGCAGGGCGACGCAAAGGAGGACACGGGAGAATGATTATTGCAATACTGTATAATCTACTCAACCTTATGGGACTTTACGGCGCAGGAATCGTCGTGGCAATTCTTAAACTCTTGGGAATGATGTAATGGATAAGGCGCATAGCGGGACGGACAAAATACTTGAACGAATGGAGCGAGAGCTGACAACAATCTACAGCAACGCGCACGCCAATGTTCAAAAAGAATGGCTGGCATATATGGAGTCGGCGTCGGACGAATTGGCAGACTTGCAAGAGGCTTACGACAAAGCTAAAAAGGCGGGGGATATGGAATCACAGCGCAAGCTTGGCAGAGAACTTCGCGCGATGAAAAAAGAATACACCGTCCAAAACGACCGCTATAAACAAGTGGTAGAAAGAACTGCTTTAGAGCTGGCAAATGTCAATGAAATAGCGACGGCATATATCAACGGTCAGTTGCCGCCTGTCTATGCGCTTAATTACAACTACTTTGCAAGCGGACTTTCAAAGCACGGCATATCATTTTCACTGATTGACGCGAACACGGTTAAATACTTAGCCACCACGGACAAATCACTTTTGCCGCAATACAAGCTAAATGTCCCCAAAGATGTGCGCTGGAACACAAAGCGGTTAAACTCAGAAGTCCTGCAAGGGATTCTGCAAGGCGACAGTATACCGAAGATTGCAAAGCGGCTTGAGCGCGTGGAAAAGATGAACGAAAACGCTTCAATCCGAACCGCACGCACTATGGTAACAAGCGCAGAAAACAAGGGCAGAATGGATATGCTCGACAAAGCAGAATCCGAGGGGATTATATTTAAGAAAAAGTGGATAAGCGCACACGACGCAAGGACAAGAGACTGGCACAGAGAGCTGGACGGAGATTTGCGTGACAAAGACGAACCGTTTGTCAATGCAGTTGGCGCGATAATGTACCCTGGCGACCCGTCAGCAGACGCAGCCAATTTGTATAACTGCCGGTGTGCAATGGGCTATAAGATTCTCGGATTCAAAAAATTGGAAAGGAGCTTGAAGAGTGGGCGACGAGTTTAAGGACAATTCCGAAGAGTATAAAGAACTGAGGGACGCAGCAATTAGGCGTGGATTGAGGGCTATCGGGATGGCTGCTGAAACCTACGCAAAAAGCAACTGCCCTGTAGATACTGGCTATGCGCGCAACAGTATCACTTTTGCCTTGTCGGGAGAACCCGCAAATATATCTGCGTATGAAGCAGACAAAGGCAAAGGAAACAAGCCCCCACGGGCAGGTTATTACAAAGGCACAGCAGGAAATCTGTTGAGCAATCTTTTTGGCAAAATGGCGGGCACTGCTAACTATGTGTTAATTGGGAGCAATGTTGAATATTTCCCGTACATCGAAGAGGGCGCAAGAGGCAGAAAGGCTTGGCATACATTGAGACGCGCCGCAACAGAACACGGCGAAGAATACGAGAATCTGATGAAAGATAACCTCGAAAACGCTTGACAATAATTTTTGCTTGTGATAAAATACAAGTGGTAAACAAATGTTTGCCTATAATCAAATGGCGCAGAAATGCCACCGAAGAACAGGAGATTAGATAAAATGGCACTTACGAGAAGAAGCCTAAAAGCAATGGGCATTGAAGACGAAAAAATCGATGAGATTATATCGGCACACGCCGAAACGGTTGACGCGTTAAAGGAACAGCGCGACAATTACAAGGCGCAGGCTGACGAGCTCGCAAAAGTCCAACAGAAACTGGACGAAGCAAACGAGACAATCAAGGCAAATGGCTCGGACGCATGGAAGGTCAAGTACGACGCTATCAAAGAAGAGTACGACAATTACAAATCGGACATATCCGCGAAAGAAACTACACGCGCAAAGCAAGCGGCTTATCGTGAAGTGTTAAAGGCGGCAGGAGTTTCCGACAAGCGGATTGACAGCATTGTTAAAGTATCTGATATTGATTCTGTTGAGCTTGACGAGTCAGGCAAGATAAAGGAAGCCGACAAGCTTACCGAAAGCATCAAAAACGAGTGGGCGGACTTTATCGTTTCCACCAACACAAAAGGCGCAGACACCGCCACGCCGCCGACTACCTCCAAAAAGTCATTTAGCCGAGAGGACATTGACAAGATGACTCCCGACGAGATTAACAAGAATTGGGAGACAATCAAAAATTCACTTAAAGGAGAAAGCTAATTAATGGCTGTTACAAGTTTCATTCCTAAACTTTGGAGCGCAAGACTTCTCAACGCGCTCGACAAGTCCCATGTTTTCGCTAACGTCGTAAACCGCGATTATGAGGGCGACATTCAGAAAATGGGCGACACCGTGCACATCAACACCATAGGCGCGGTCACTATTGGCACTTACACTCAGAACACCGATTTCACCTCGGGTCCTGAAACGCTGGCGACCACCGACCAGACGCTCACGATTGACCAGGCAAAGTATTTTAACTTCCAGGTAGATGACATTGACGCGGCACAGGCGGCTGGCGATATAATGGATAAGGCGATGACCCGCGCGGCTTACGGTCTTGCGGACGCTTCCGACAAGTACATCGCGGGCATTCTTGCGGGCGCGGCAGACACGACCAACCTCGTTTCCTCGACCGCCGTTGCTCTTACCTCGTCCAATGTCTACGAGAATGTTGTCAAGATGCGCACTATTCTTGACAAGGCAAACGTTCCGACTGCTGGACGCTGGCTTGTCAGTCCTCCCGAGATGTACGCCCTTATTCTTCTTGACGACAGATTTGTCAAGACGGGCGGCGAAATGGCAGAAGGCATTCTGAGAACGGGGCTCGTTGCTCAGGCGGCTGGATTTGATATCTATCTGTCTAACAACTGCGTGAGTGCTACAAGTGGAACTGACCCGAAGGTCACTACCTACACCATTACTGGCGGTGTTGACGCAGCAGCAACCTACGCCGAGCAGATAGTCTCGACCGAGGCATACCGCCCCGAGAAGAGATTTGCTGATGCGGTCAAGGGTCTCCACGTCTACGGCGCAAAGGTTGTTGACAAGGCACAGATTGCTTGCCTCAAGGCTACATTCGCATGATTTTAAAGCGTGGCAGAGAAACGGTTGAGATTTTCGACGCAGACCACGCCGCAGGATTTATTGCGAGCGGCTGGAAATTGCCGAGGAAGTAAAGACCAAAAAAAGAAGTAAGGAAGGCGGCATATTATGCTGTATGAACTGTGCGCGGAACTCCGCAACTGGTTTGTGTCTGAAAAACACGACGGAACTTTTACAGTCAAGGACGGCAATATGCCGCTTGACTTTTTACAGGACGGACAATATTTTCGCGTTCTTGGGAGCGTCTACAATGACGGTGTGTATCAATACCCCGCTGTTTTGACGGACGAGGTATTCGATGGGCAGATATGGGCTATGCGTGTGCCTCCAGCGTTTATAGCCTTATCAGGGGAAATTGATGAGTATATCGCAAAGAACGCAGAGAGTCCATACACCTCCGAATCGTTTGGCGATTATTCATATACTAAAGCTACGGGCGAGAGCGGAGCACCGCTTACATGGCGCGACGTTTTCGCCTCGCGGCTTAACGCTTGGAGGAAATTATAATGTCTCTTTTATCAAGCGCAATGCAGAGATGCGTCTTTATGCATGAGCAGACAGCACCCGACCCGCAGGGCGGATTTACAATTACGTGGACGGACGGCGCAGAGTTTGACGCGGCTATCGTGTTTGATTCTTCTATACAGGCAAGGACAGCAGAAAAAATGGGCGTTACCTCCTTGTATTCCGTGACCGTTCCAAAGGGTGTGCCTCTGCACTATTATAGCGTATTTCGCAGACTTTCTGACGGGCTTACGCTGCGCATAACATCACGCGACACGTCTGACAAGCAGACCCCCGAAAGCGCGAGTTTTCAGGTCTCACAGCTGACCGCCGAACAGTATGAGGTAACACGATGACCAAAGAAGAAGCACTTTATTCTTTTTACAGTCAATTTGGAACGGCTTACGAAGAAACGCTTTTGCCAAAAGGCGCAAGCTTGCCGTATTTGACTTACTCAGTTTCAACCGCCTCTTTTGGCGACGGTGATACCTCGCTCAGTCTCTCGGTGTGGACGCGCTCGACCTCTTGGGCGTTGGCTAATTCAATTACAAAAAAAATCAGCGACACATTAGGAATGGGCGGCGTGATTATCGACTGCGATGACGGCGCGGTTTGGCTTAAAAGGGGCACTCCGTTTGCTCAAAATATGGGCGACGAGTCTGACGATTTAATCAAACGAAAGGTTATTAACATAACCGCAGAATATATTTAAGAAAGGACGAGAGTATGAAGTATACTAAAATTCCGAGCGATACTTTTAAAAAGCTTCAGCTCAACGCGGCAATTATCGCCAAAAGTTTCGCTCCTGAGACTGGTACGCTTGAGGCTGACAGTCAGATAGGCGCGACAACTGGCGGTATTTCTTTCAACGCCGCTCCGACTTATTCGGATTTTGGCGAAGATATTGACAACTGCCCGAAGAACATGAAAGAGCTTAAAAAGCTTGATTCTTGGGAAGTCACAGCAAGCGGTACTTTTGTCACCGTAGATACCGCTACAGCAAAGTCGCTTATCGGCGCAGCTGATGTCGGCACTACTGATACCACAAAGGTAACGCCGCGTAACGATGTTCTCGACGCTGACTTTTCCGATATATGGATTGTTGGCGACTATTCCGACAAGAACGGCGACACGAAGGGCGGGTTCATCGCAATCCACCTTATGAACGCTCTTTCAACTGGCGGCTTCCAGCTTCAGACCTCTGACAAGGCAAAGGGACAGTTTGCATTTACCTACACGGCGCACTATTCAATGGCGGCGCAGGACACCGTGCCGTTTGAAGTCTATATCAAGACTGGCGAAGCTGAAGCATAATAAAAATCATATGGAGGCAAACTATGGTATTTTTATTTGACTGTGACAACGATGAAATTCTGCTCCCGAAAGCTTACGACCTTATCGACGACTCAAAGGCGTTTATCAACCTGATGAGAAAAACGGAGGTCAAAGACAAGGAAGTAGAAGACAGCAAGGTGGCACTTAAAATCGTGCTCGAAAATATGCTTAAAAAGCACCCCGCTGAAACAAGCGCGTTTCTTAAACGCTTTTGGATTCTCGACGAGGGGGAAAAAGCACCCAACGCGCTTAAAACTATTATCACGCTTTTGACGAGCAAGGGCGCGAACGATTTTTTTACATCAGTCGTGCCGTTCCTTGCGACGTTTTCAAGGAATGTCTCTGCCGAATAAATTTAAAAAAGTTTAGGCTGTTTGGGTGGGGCTATGTGAAGGACTTTTGCATAGCCCTTTACAAAAAAAGAACGGAAGATGAAATATATAGGGTCTATGTAACGGACTGTCTGCAAATGATAAGCGAAAACACCGCAAATCAAGTCGGCGGCAAATTTATACAGAAACGCTATTATGATATATTGAACCCTCCGCCAGTCGAAACGAGAACAGCCGAAGAAATCACTAAAGAAATCGCGGATAACTGCGGAATAGAGGTGATTAATTGAATTTATTTGAAGTATTTATTAAAATCGGAGCGGACACATCCGAATCCGATAAGGCAATAAAGGACACTGGCGAAAAAACAAAAAACTTAGGCGAAAAGGTCAAAAGCGGTTTAAAAACCGTCACCAAAGTAGCCGTTGTCGCAACAGGCGCAATGGCGGCGGGCGTGTCAAAGGTAGTCAAAGACGCAACAGCCGCTTATGCCGATTATGAGCAGCTTGTCGGAGGCGTTGAGACTCTTTTCAAGCAATCGTCAAATACTATCCTGCAATATGCAGATAACGCATATAAAACGGCGGGACTTTCTGCCAATCAGTATATGGAGACCGTGACAAGCTTTTCGGCTTCGCTCTTGCAGTCCTTGGGCGGCGACACCGTGAAAGCGTCAAAGTATGCGGATATGGCAATCACGGACATGGCGGATAACTACAACAAGCTCGGCACGGATATGTCCTTAGTCCAGTATGCCTATCAAGGCTTCGCAAAGCAAAACTTCACGATTAAATTTATCTATAGTCCGGCGGCGTAAGTAATTCGCCGTTGAGTGTGAGTGAACCCTACCAGGGGTGTGGGAGAAATCCTGCTAACGGGAAAAATCTGTGGGCAAAAGCCTATGACAATCCCGTGCCAAGTCCTAAAGCATAAATAATTTCACTTGCATAATAGGTGAAATTGTGTTATAATATTTTAGGAAAGGTCTAACGGCTATTGGTTCGTTACCAAGTACATCATCTATTGGTACGGTGGTGGAAGCGCTCACCAACCTTTAACGGAGGAATTGACTATGGAAATTTGGAAGCCCATTGAAGAACTGCCCGGTTATTCTGTTAGCAATAAGGGCAGGGTAAGAAAAGACAGCAACGGTCAAATAATGGTGCTCAGTAAAAATGGTGGTTATTGCAGAATAACAATTTCAAAGAGCATTCATCGGCTTGTTGCAAAAGCGTTTCTTGACGCTCCTGAAAACAAAGAGCAGTGCTGGGTTGACCACATTGACGGAAACCGAGCAAACAACGATGTGAACAACTTGAGGTGGGTAACTCCTTCGGAAAATTGTTTAGCTTTTGGATATAAAAGCCGCATCGAAAACAAGAAGCGCAAAGTCAAGGCAACAAATATTCACGGTCAAACAATCATTTTTGAGTCCAGACAAGCGGCGGCAGAATATTTTGAATGTAGCGATTCCGAGATTGCTTACGGTCGCTTATATAAAAAAGGAAACAAAAAAGGTTGGTCTTTTGAAAAGGTTGAAGATATAGTCTAATCCCCTAATAAATATCGGGAAACCGAGGGTATAAAATGGTTAGATAACTTGAAGCTGGGTAGACAAAAAAATATGCCTTTAGCGGCATAACACCATTGCTCAGCATAAACCTTGTGAAAACGGTGAAACTCTTACCGAGTAATGTCGAAGAAAACACCGTGCTAAGCTCATACCACATATTATCGATTTGGGTATGGGAAAGTGTGACGGCTATCCCGAAAGGGAGTACGCTCAAGCGAGCGGAAGCGCAAGGCTCTGCGAAAGCAGATGAAGAGATAGCCTGAACTGTATGGAAACATACAGCAGCCGAAAGGCGGTCACAGATTAGCGACCTGTGGCGAACATAATGTATGGTGGCACTAAAGAGGAAATGGAACGCCTGCTGAGAGATGCCGAAAAACTGACGGGCAAGAAGTTTGACATTTCCAGTTATGCTGATATCGTCGAAGCAATACACGCCGTTCAGAAAGAAATGGGCATTGCTGGCACAACAAGAGAAGAAGCGGAAAAGACCATTCAAGGCTCGCTCAGTTCCGCAAAGGCGTCTTGGCAGAATCTGTTAGTCGGCATTGCAGACGACAATCAAAACTTTGGCAAATTGGTTGATAACTTCGTCGACTCTGTTGTAATTGCGGCTGGCAATATCCTCCCCCGCGTGGAGCAGTCTTTGACTGGTATTGGAAAGCTCGTTGATAAGCTTGCGCCCGTGCTTATTGCAAAGCTCCCTGATGTAGTCAACAAGGTTCTCCCCGGACTGCTTGACGCGACGGCAAACCTTTTAAACGGTGTTTTGGATGTACTTCCGACACTGATAGACGGAATGGTTCCGCCGCTGTTGTCTGCGTTGTCCGATGTCGCGGCAAAACTGCTGGAAACCGTACCAAAATTCTGGGACACGCTATTTAAAGCGATTTTGGCACTTATCACAAGTGACAGTCTGCCACAGCTGATAGAATCGGCAATAAACGCGGTGACTCAGACCGTCGTTGCTATTGCTAATACTTTGTCAGACCCCGCAAGCCTTAACGCGATAACCGAGTCTGCACTTGACTTGGTGCTTGCGCTTGTGCATGGGTTAATGGACGCTATTCCTCAGTTAATTGCCGCAGTTCCTCAGCTTGTCGGAGCTATCACGGCAACAATAATCACAGAGTTGCCTAACATCATGGCGGCAGCCGTTGAAATAATGGTAGCATTAATTCACGGACTCATGGAAGCGTTGCCCGAACTGATGGCGTATGTGCCTAATGTTATTATAGCGATTACAAACGGGCTGCTGAACAATCTCGGAACACTGATAAGCGGCGGTGTTCGTCTCCTGCTGGCTATTGCACAGGGCATGATTCAGGCAATCCCCGACATGGTTGCAATGATACCACGGATTATTGCGTCAATCGTTGATACTTTCCGCTCTTACAACTGGAGCAGCATCGGCAAAAACATAGTAGCCGGAATGAAGCAAGGTGTTGCGAATGCTTGGAAAAATTTTAGAGAATGGTTTAAAAACCTCTTCGGAGACCTTACAAACATTGCAAAAAAGATTCTTGGCATTGCTTCGCCGTCAAAGGTGTTCAAGAAAATCGGTAAGTTCACGACCGAGGGACTGGCAATCGGCATCGAGCAGGGCGGTAAAGACGCATTTTCCGCAATCAAAGATGTGTCGCAAGGTGTTATTGACAATTACGGCGCGTCCGTATCGGCGGGGTTTGGCGTTTCCGTCGGAACTTCTGCGTCAAAGGGAGTTTCTCTAACGCTTAATATTGACACATTCAATAATTATACGCAGGAAGACATCAAGAGCCTTGCAGAAAGGCTGTCAGAAATGCTTGCAAATGCAGCAGAGAGAAAGGCGGGTGCTTATGCTTAACGATTATTTTACTTGGAACGGCAAGAAGTCCTCGGACTTTGGCATAATCATCAAGCACAAAGAAACATACAAAGCACCCGTCCGCGACGCTGATTTTGTCGAAGTGCCCGGAAGAGACGGAGAAGTGATTTTAGACAACGGACGCTATAGGAATGTTGATGTCACCTATCAAGTCCGCGTAAAAAATGTCAAGTCAAAGCTGTTAGAAATAGCCAACTGGCTTTCAGCCGTTGGATATCAACAACTAATTGACAGCGACGATTCTACACATTACAGACTGGCGGCGAGAACTGGCTCTGTTGACTGGGACTATCTCGGAAAAGGCGAATGGGCTGATATAGAGATAGCTTTTAACTGCAAGCCTTACAGAAACCTCAGGACGGGCAACCAAAAAACAACCTTGACAGCGGCAGGAAGTATCACAAATCCGACGCAGTACACCGCTCTGCCGTATTTTAAAATTTACGGAAGCGGAAATATCACGCTTAAAGTAAATAATAAATCCTTTGCTTTCATATCAGTATCAAGCTATATCGAATGTGATAGCAACTTGCAGGCGGTATTTACTGGCACAAGCAGCAAGGCAGACCGCGCGAACTTTGACGATTTTCCGACCTTTAAATCGGGCGTAAACTCTATAAGCTGGACTGGAACGGTGACAAAAATAGAAATTGTCCCGCACTGGCGCGAATTATAATCAGCAAGTCTATATTAAGGTGATAAAATGACTCCAATACTCTTAAAAGCGGACGCAAAAACAAAAATAGGCTGGCTGTCGGAATGCACCGAGTGCGAAGTGACGGAAGAGCGCAACGGGGTGTATGAGCTTGAGCTTGTATACCCCATCGGCGCAACCCACGCCAATGACATTGTGACAGATTGTTACATTAAAGCAAAGCCGAATCAAACAAGCGCAAATCAGCTATTTCACATTTACAAAGTCTCAAAGCCTATTAACGGCGAGTTCACGGTTTACGCGGAGCATGTCAGTTACATTCTGTCGGGCTATCCTGTGCCGACTGTTTCTGCATCGGGCAATGCGCAAGTTGCGATAAATGCTATATTGACCGCCGCAAAAAATCAGCTTGGAAAAGCAACAGGGTTTACAGCGGCGACAACTGATATAACGCTTTCCTCGTCTATCAATCTTTCCAATGTTTCCGCTCGTGCGGCTCTCGGCGGCGTTGAAGGCTCTGTGCTCTACACCTATGGCGGCGAGTATGAGTTTGACAATTACACTATCAAGCTCCACAAGGCGCGCGGCAAGGATAACGGCGTGAGAATAGCCTACGGCAAAAACATGACGGAGCTAAAATGTGATGTTGATATGTCTGCATCATATACTGGAATTTTTGGCTATGTCAAGACAGATGATATTAATCTCGTAAGCTCTTACAATGTCGCGAACACAAGCGGTATTTCAACGCGCATTCTTGTTCGTGATTTCTCCTCCGACTTTGGGGAGAACACGCCGACACAAAGTTCGCTTGACGCGACGGTTAAGAAATACGCAGAAGATAATGATATCAATTCTATCAAAGCTTCTGTTACCGTTTCTTTTGTCAATCTTGCGCAGTCACCTGAATATGCAAATATCGCGCCGCTTGAAGCCGTCAATCTCTGCGATACTGTTAAAATCCATCACAAGGAACTCGGCGTAAATATCAAGGCAAAAGTTATAAAAACCGTCTACGATACAATCGCCGAAAAATACACAAAGATAGAACTCGGCAGTGCTCGCGCAGATATGTCAAGCATTATCTCGCAAACGGTCAAAGAAGCAACGGACGCGAAGAACATTGCCATTTCGAGCAAATCAGAAATTACAGAAGCGTATCAAAAGGCAATAGCGGACGCAACAGCGGCAATCACTGGCAACAGCGGCGGTTATATCAGGCTTAATCCGTCTGAGAATCCGCAGGAGCTTTTAATAATGGATACCGCAAACGCAAGCACAGCCAAAAAGATATGGCGGTGGAATTTGTCGGGTCTTGGCTATTCGTCCACTGGTTACAACGGCACATATAAAACCGCAATAACGCAGGACGGTCACATTGTCGCCGACTTTATCGACACAGGCACTTTAACAGCGAACATCATCAAAGCTGGAATAATGCAGTCCACAAACGGCGAATTTTCCTTTAATCTCGAAACCGGACACATCGAAGCCTCTGATATCAACATTACCGGCGGCGATATAAACCTTGACGGCGGTACACTGTCCGTCTTAAACAACGACGGCTATAAAGCGGACTTGTCCGGCGGCGTGCTTGACCTATATCAAGGCGCAGGCACAGGCAGCGGAACAGGGGAAAAATATCTGACCTTTGGTAGCTCGATGCTGTTTAAAACCGCACTCGGCGGCGACTGGTATGCGACCATAGCCGCGCCTGAGTTTACGATAGGCGAGCAGTCCTCAAAAGGCTTTAGGTTTGGCACGTCAACCGCGAACGCTTCTGCGGCGATGCCTGCCGTCGGCGGTTTGAAGAATAACTGGGACACTGACTATATGCTCGTCGAAAAAGATGCAACGCGAATCAGACGAGCATTACACGTCAACGAATACGGCTACACAACATCTCCCGGCGAATACCTCGCGTACCGAGCGACTGGTTACAACGGGGAAAACAAGTTTGTAACGAACTTCGGGGCTTCGATTGTGGCAAGCTCTCCGGCGTTTACGGTTCGAGTTCAGGACACCACGTCAGCTGGCAACAATTACGTTCGTGCGGATTTGTTCGCCGCGCAAAGCGACAGAGCTGAGGTTCGACTTATGGACGCGGGCGGCAACGCCTATCGTCTTACGTTCACGCAAAGCGGTATAATATTCTGGTCAAATACAACAGGCTCAAAAAAACTCGCTTTTGTGTAAGCGGAAAAATAAATCAAAAGTCCGCGTTATACTTGATTTTTATGTTAAAAGTGATATAATATAAATATAAAATCATTGGAGGCAACAATGGACTATAAAAAAAGACTGGAAGAGCTGCGAAACTCGCTGAAATATTTTGAGGCGCAAGCTCGCGCCACACAGGGCGCGATACAGCTCCTTCAGGAAATCATCGCAGAGGAAGAAACCGATGACGGTAACGGAAATGGAAAATCTGGAAAAAAGACTTGACGGGCGATATGTCAAGCAATCGACTTGCAATCAGAACCACAAAGAAATAGCGGGTAAACTGGCTAACGACGACAAGCGAATAGAAATCGGGCTTGCGAAGTTAGGCGTTGTCGAAAAGCTGATGTGGACTATTGCAACGGCGACAATCGGGACACTTATTGCAACAGTGTTCGGAATTATTTTTAAATAACAGGAGGACGCAAAAATGGAAAAGTATTGTAACGGATGTGACACCAAAAGCATCCCGCTCGCGGCGCACGAATCGGCAATGGCGAGAGCGGAACGGACAACGCGCAGACTGTGTGCATTGATATTAACTTTGATACTGCTCCTTTTTGCGTCCAATCTTGCTTGGATTCTTTACGAGAACTCGTTTGAAGATGAGACAAGTCAGACTGTATGGCAGGAAGCCGATAACGGTCAAAATAATTTTGTGGGCGGTGACATAGTTGGCGAAACAGGTAGTTAAAACGACTAAAAAGCGCGTCAAAAAGGTTGGAGGAAAAACGGGATATAAATACTGCCCGACCTGCCACGGGAGTGGACGAGTCAAAAAGAAGTAGGTGACAGATATGTTCTTGCCTGACGATACGCCGATTATTTTTAAACTTCCTCGCGACAAAGAATATGCAGATATATATTTTATTCACGATTTGCACTATGGCTCGGAGCTGTTCGACGCGAAGAAGTGGAATAATTTAAAAGCACAGATAATCGCAGACCCTAACGCGTATATATGCTGGGTGGGCGATTTAATGGAGGATGCTATTCCCAACAGCAAGTCCGACATATTCACGCAGACCGCAAGCCCCGCACATCAAAAAGAATGGGTTACAGAACAGTTATCCGAGCTGAAAGAGAAGACTATAGCCGTAGTGCCCGGCAATCACTGTCACAACCGCGCCACAAAAACTTGCGGACTTTATCCTCTATATGATTGTTGCTTGATAGCAGGAATCGGGGAAAAATACCGTGACACAATAGCGTTTCTAAACATAGCAATCGGAGAAATCAAGCCGTCAAGCGCAAAGCAGATACACTACTTCGGGCAGCTGCAACATCAGGCAAAAGACATTAAATCGGTTCACTCCGCCGACTATACGGACGGTATAGATTTTTTTGCAAGCGGTCACGACCACAAAGCAAAAGACCGTCCGAGGGCTAAGCTTGTATTTGACAAGTACAACAACAAAATCACCAAAAAGAATATAGAGTGTATTAACTGCGGCTCTTTTTTATCGTTCGGCGGCTATGGGGCAAAATCGGCGTATCGTCCGCAGTCTGACAAGCTCTATGTCCTGCGGATATCAGGCAGAAAGAAATCTATGCAGACAATAGGCTTTTATGTATGATTGACACAGCTAAATTATCCCGTGAAGAATGGGAAAATCTGATTTATCAGCGGATTCACAACGAAACATACAGGAGGATTATATCGCGCCGCTGGCTTGACGGCGTAAAGCAGGAGGATTTAGCGGAGGAGTTCGGCTACTCCGTCCGACAAATTCAGAATATAATCTACAAATGTGAAAAACTGATAATAAAATATCTGTAAAGCGATTATAAAATATCCGTAAAGTGCTTGACAAATGGCGAGCAATGCTTTATACTATCTAATAGTGATTGATTTCTGGGTCACGATTACTCCTTTCTTTATTTTTTTACCCCCCCTTTTGGAAAGTATTTCTGAAATGGCAGAGCAGCATCGAGAAATCGGTGCTGTTTTGCTTTATACTTGACTTTTTTATAATATGTGATACAATATATATGCTTCATGCGTGTCTACAAAGGTGCTCGGCTTCGGCTGGGTGCTTTTGTTTTTTAAAAAGTTCAAAAATATTTTAAAAAACTATTGACAAATGTAACAACATGGTATATAATATAACTGCAAAACAAAGAAGGGAGACATTAAAATGATTTTTAAATTTGCAATTCAAACGGTCTTTGAAATCCTGCTTGTTGTGGGCATTATCTACGGGTTTATAAAAGAAGACAAGCTTATCGCGTTCGAGGATAAGCTTGCCGAAAAGTTTAAAAAGCGTTAATCAAGGTTTACGAGCTTTTGCAAAGTGGCTTGATAAAGATTTATATTAATGCACTTGATAGCCCCTAAAAGCTCGTCAATTACCCCCAGAACAGCCGTTAAATTTTTACCACTAATTATCTTATAAAACTCGGAATCGCCTTTTGTGGGCACATTCTGAGGGTCTGAGAGGGTGTGGTACAGCATGGCACAGTAAAGCGGCGCAAGTTTGTTCAGAGCCGTGAAAGAATTGTCATAATCTAATTCATATTGCGCCAAATCGGATTTGATAGAATTGTAGTCAATCATATAATACCTCCAAAGGCAGAGCTTGCGCCCTGCCTTTTTGTCATTTTACGATATAATTATAGTATGCCGCCATTTTGGACTCGGGAGACTTTGCGTCCTTGTCAAACAGAAAAGCTTTTGCGAGTTCCGCGTAAAACTCAGGAGCGGGTAGACCATATTTTTTGCCGACCTCATAATAGTCAGAATACATCATGTTAACCGCCGTGTTCCAGCAATAGTCTGGCACTCTGCCGTTGTTCCCCGCCATAGCGTTTGTTTGAGCCATGTTCCAGACTGCGCCGGACGAGCCGTCCGCATTTTTCATCTTTTCGTTCCACGCTTCGCAGTCCTCGCGGGTCAATGTGTCGCAGTCTATATCTCCGAGAGCTTCCCAGCACTCAAGCATTCCCATGACCGCCTCAGCGGCGCGTTCGCTGGCGGGTCTTTCCATATAGTCGGAGATCTCCGCTTCGAGCTTTTTTCTGTATGCGTCAATTTTCTCTTTCATGCAATACCTCCAATTTTCATTGATTTTATTGTCTGCTGTTTAAATGCGCTTTTTACAGCTTTTCAACCGATATTGCGAGATTGTTGACGACAGAAGCCGCACCAGTCAGGACAAAAGACAGAATAGAGCTGTCACAGTCACAGACATTGCGGACTATAGCCGTTATGCCCATATTGACTGTCGTGCTTGCCGCTGCTACAGTTTCAGCCGCGGATGCGCCGATTATTGCAACGCCGTCTTTCTGTGCGGTGATTGTTGCCGTTCCAGCTGCCGACGGTGTGACGGTTGCAGAGGCGTTAATAAGATAATAACCTTTTCCTGCCATCGTTATGGTGTTACCGTCTTGTCGGAGATTGCATCCATAACGACGCGCAGTAATGCCGACTGGAATAACACTGTTGACCGCGATTGTCTGTTCTGCCGTGTTTGTTGTGTATATTGCTGACTTTGACATTTTTATCAATCCTTTCTGTAATAAGAAAACGGAGCGACTATCGCCGCCCCGCCGTGCCTCGCCGTTAGGGCGTTAGATGTTATTGCTGCAACATCCGCCGCAGAACGGCGAATTTCCTGCGCTGTAGGAATAGGACATCGGATAACGGACTACGCCGCAAAAGCGGGAATCCATCTCCAAACTCGAAACCTTGTCGCGAAGAGCCTGAATCTCGTTAGTCTGAATCAGTGCGCGTGTTGCTTCGCCTTCCGCGTGGATAGCGTTAGCGATGTCGCAGGTCTGCCTGTCAACCTGCGCCGAGAGATTGGCAGTAGCTAATCTGTTATCGCAGCAACAGGAGGCAAGCTGGCTCTGAAGCGCTCTGCCCTCAGCGTTGATGGAATTGTTAAGCGCATAGGTGCTATCACAAATTCCGTTGCTGATGTTAGTCAGGCGGTCGTTAAGCTGCCCGAAGTGCTGACCGAAAAGAATCTCCTGCTGGCTTGCCGCTGTTGCGTACTGCCCGAACTCGCCTTGACGGTTGCCCCAAAATCCGCCGCCCATAAGGACGACAAAAAGGAGAACAATCCACCACGCGCCGCCGCCAAAGCCGTCGCCGTCTCTTGTTGCGGCAGCAAGGTCAGAAAGTGAATATTCGTTCATTTGCAATCTTCCTTTCTAAAAATTTTATAATAAACCGCGCAGTTTATTTCAAAAATTTCATCAAATCCTGTGCCTGCTGTTTATACTGGTTAAGCTGGCTCTCGGATATTTTGCCTGTGTTTAAAAGGCTCTGCAATTCCTGCTGTGCTTTTTCAGGTGTCATCCCGCTGGCAAATTTCTTAAATTCCGAAATCATCGAAAAAGGATTATTCTGTCTCCCGAATATGCTGCTTGCCATTCTCTACCATTCCTTTCAGTTCTTCAAATTCTTTTCGCGTCACATAGTCGACTGCTTCGGGCTGTGCATCGTCGCACGGAACGAATTTAAACTTGCGGATAGACGCAAATCCCGCGCCGTCCGTGGTCTTGATGTAGAAAAAATCCTCATTTGCGTCGAATAAAGCAACAGAACTGTTCGCGCCCATCTGATAGGCTTGCGCACCTTGGATTCCGTTGACCCTGACGATGCCGCGCTCTAAATTCTGCGTACAGTTTTGATAATTCTGCGTGTAATTTTGATAGGGATAATTCGGATAATATGGATTAAACATATAATTCCTCCTTTATCTCTATTATACTTATAACGAGAAAAAAGTGAACGAAGTAAACACGAAAAAAGCCCGCAAAAAACTTTAAAAAAATTCAAAAGATTTTTAAAAAAACTATTGACAAACGCAATCGAATAATATATAATATAGTCACAAGGTCAAGGGAGACCAACAAAATAAAGAAAGAGGTAAAAAATTATGAAAAACTTTGAAATCTGCTTGAGCAATCGGGACTGCATCTTTGACAGCGCGACTTTTGACGACGCGAAAGCGGCAGCAGAGTGGGCAACAGGAAGAAGAGGCAACTATGTTATACAAGGCGATGACGGTCTTAATGTAAAATCGTCAAATGATAAGCTTTATGTCGAAAACTTTTACGGCTACGAAGAAATATCCGAGGACGAGCTTGTTGAAATGATTAAAAGATACGCAGAGTGACGCGCCGAAAGGCGCGGTAATGCGGACAGACGGACGGTCACAATCCCGACGGTCGCACATAAAAGGAGGAAAAATGATGTTTATTTGCAAAGATTGCGAAAGCGTTTTTGAGTGCCCTGACTACACGGAAGAGAATGTCGGCGAATGCTGGGGTCAGCCCGCATTTCAAACGGTTGACATTTGCCCATATTGCCACTGTGACGAGTTTGAAGAGGCGAGAAAGTGCGAAATCTGTGGAGAGTGGAAATCGGAGGACGACATGGATTGTGATGTCTGCTATGACTGCATGAACGAACACAAGTACGATTTTGACTATTGCGAGAGCTTGTGCGGAGACGAAACGGAAGCGGTGCAGATTAACGCGCTGTATGCGTCGCTTTTAACACCGCGTCAGATTGACATGATACTGCGCCGCGAATTGAAGCAGGCTAACGCGATTCAACCGCTGGACTGCACAGAATTCATCGATTCCGACCGCACATGGTTCGCGGATAAGATGATAGAAAAGGAGGCAAAAAAATGAAAAGTGAAACAATAGGCGTATCGATGTCACACGAGCTGTATGAAACAATCTGCAAGCTTGCCAAAGAAAACAGCATAAGCAAAGCGGCACAGGTAAAAATTTTAATCAAGAAAGGACTTGAAGAACAATGGACAACTACTTCACCGAACTCTACGGAGTCAACGTCAACGGACACACAGAAAAGAAAAATAACCTTACCTATCTCTCGTGGGCGTGGGCGTGGGGCGAGATAAAGAAAAGACACCCCGACGCGACTTACACCGTCTACGAAAATGCCGACGGCTGGAACTACCACACCGACGGACGCACCTGCTGGGTCAAAACAGGAGTGACCGTCAACGGAATCGAGCATATAGAATATCTGCCTGTTATGGACTACAAGAACAAGTCAATCTCAACCGAGAATGTAACAAGCTTTGACGTTAATAAGGCGATACAACGCAGCTTGACGAAGGCTTGTGCGCGCCACGGCTTAGGCTTGTATATTTACGCGGGCGAAGATTTACCCGAAGAAGAAGCCACCGAAAAGCAGGACGCAAGCAGGAATGCCAAAAATACCGCCGCAAACAACATTATAAGCGGACTTGCGAAGGCACGCGGGAAAAGTGATGCTGAAATTTTAAACGCGCTTATGAGGCAAATATCAAAGCCTGAGGGCACAACGATAGAAAGCCTTGAATATGATGACCTTATGGACGCGATAAAAATTTTGAACGATTGGAGGCTAAAAGTGGATGGAAGTAAAAAATCTTGACTGGTTCCAGGACAGCGCGGGCTTCGGCTTGCGCGTGTCCGTGGACTGCCCGAATTACGCGAAGGAGCTTGTTGATGCTTTTAAGTCTGATAACAGACCGTATGAAATTGACATAAGCCCCGTTAAAACTAAAAGGAGTCTTGACGCTAACGGATATTTTTGGGCTTTATGTGGCAAGCTTGCGGCAAAAACGCGAGTGCCGAAATCGGACATATACAGAAGCTATGTCAAAAATATCGGCGGCAATTATGACACGTTTTGCATGCAGGATAAAGCGGTACTCCGACTTATTACACGCTGGAGCAAAAACGGCTTGGGCTGGATTGCAGAGCCGTTTGAAAGCCAAATACCCGGCTGCACAAATGTCAATGTGTACTATGGCTCGTCTACCTACGATACCGCGCAGATGTCACGCCTGATTGACCTCGTTGTCTTTGACTGCAAGGAGAACGGCATTGAGACGATGACCCCCGAAGAATTGGCAAGGCTGAAAGGCGCGTGGACGGGTGAATAGCATTATACAGGCGGAACATAATTGCTTTTTGTGTGGGCGCGCTGATTGGCTGGAAAAGCACCACATATTCGGAGCGTCCAACAGAAAGAACAGCGAAAAATACGGCTTGACCGTGTATCTGTGCCACTGGTGCCACAACGAGCCGCCGAACGGTGTGCACCACAACGCGGACAACCGTCACCGCTTACAAGAGCTGGCGCAGAAAAAGTTTGAAGAAGTCTATCCCAACCTTGATTTTATAAAAATTTTCGGGAGGAATTACAAATGGTAAGACAGAATTGCTTCGCTTACGGCTCGGCAACAGAAAACGGTTGCAAGGCGTTAATAAAACGCGAATGCGACAAATGCAAGTTTTACAAAACCACAAACGACGGCGAAATTGAAAAGCTAAATTGCGAGCTTAGGATTCGCCGCGTATATGGAATGTCATCAAAAGAATTTTTAGATAGCAGGAGGACAAACGAAAATGATTAACAATGTAACACTTATCGGCAGACTGACCGCAACGCCTGAACTCAGGCAGACCACCACAGGCAAAACGGTGGTATCATTTTGTATCGCCGTAGAAAGACGATTTGACCGCGCCACATCGGATTTTATCAACATAGTGGCTTGGAATAAAACCGCCGAATTTGTCAGCAAGTATTTTGCAAAAAGCGATTTAATCGCCTTAACTGGAAGCATACAGACCCGCAAGTATGAGGACAAGGACGGCAACAAGCGCACAGCGTTTGAAGTGCTGGCAGATGATGTCAGCTTTTGCGGTAAGAAAGAAAAATCCTCGGAGCCTGTATTTGAAGAAATAAAAATAGGCGGTGACTTGCCGTTTTGATTTATGCCCGCCTCGCGCGGGCTTTTTTATTTGGCGGTAAACTTAAAAAAATTCAAAAAATTTTAAAAAACTATTGACGAACGCGACTATATGTTATATAATATAGTCACAAAGTGAGACAAGGGCTTACAAAAAATAAAGAAAAAAGAAAGAGGTAAAAACAATGAAAACGTATAAAGGCTTTAACAAGGATTTAAAGTGCAGTGGATTTCAGTACGAAGTGGGAAAAGAGTATGAAGAAAAAGAAGCAAAAGCTTGTGAAAAAGGATTTCACGCTTGTGAAAATCCTTTAGAAGTATTTAGCTATTATCCCCCGTGCAACGGAAACCGATATTGTGAGGTGGAGCAAAGCGGTGAACTTTCCAAACATGATGATGACTCCAAAGTTGCCTCGACTAAAATCAAAATTGGCGTTGAGCTCGGACTTGAGGGACTTATACAGGCTGGTGTTTCGTTTGTCCTCGATAAGGTTAATTGGAAAGACGGCGCGGCAACTAACACGGGCTACTATTCAGCAACCGTAAATTCGGGCGACTATTCAGCAGCCGTAAATTCGGGCAACTATTCAGCAGCTGAAGTCTCAAGCGGCGGTTCTGTCGCGATAGTAACAGGCTGTAACTCCAAAGCAAAGGCAGGGCTCGGCTCTGCTATCGTTGTTGCAGAGCGCGGCAATTGGAACGGCGAAACATATCCACTAATTAATATCAAAGCGGCAATAGTGGACGGAGAAAAAATCAAGGCTGATACTTGGTACACGCTTAAAAACGGCAAGTTTGTCGAATGCGATTAAATTTTAAAAAACGCTTGACATTTGTCCTAAAATCAGTTATAATAAAGATGATGAGAGGTCAGGTTACAGCCGCTTATCGGACTGTGATATTGCGTGTGAGGCGGTATCGCGGCAACAACAAAATATCACAGCCCACGCCCCTTGCGTTGATTTGCTCACACCTTATCAACGCGGGGGCTTTTACTTTAAAAAATGGGAGGCAACAAAGATGAGCAAAATCACTGACAAAAACTACATAGTAATCCAATCTTTTATGGTGTCAGATTTAGGATTGAAAGGAAACGAGCTGCTGATATATGCTATTATATTCGGCTTTTCACAGACCACAGGGCAGGCATTTCACGGCAGTTTGACATACCTCGAAAGCTGGACTAACAGCACACGCCCCACGGTTGTTGCGTGTCTCAAATCTTTAGTAAAAAAAGGGCTGTTAGAAAAAGAAGAGCAGACAATAAACGGCGTTAAGCGTTGCAGCTACTATGTGGTAGACAATTCAACCGACGGCAAAGAAACTCCGCAGGGGGTAGTTAAAAATTTTAACGGGGGTAGTAAAAAAACTTTACAGGGGGTAGTTAAAAATTTTAACGGGGGTAGTAAAAAAACTTTACATAATAATATAATATATAATATAGTTGATAATATAGTAGATAATAATATTGTCGAGAACGCCGAAAAGCATGACATGAAAGTCATAACAGAAATAGTTGACTATCTGAACGAAAAAGCACACAAGAATTACAAGCCTAGCAGCAAAACAACAAAGAGACATATTAACGCAAGGCTGAACGAGGGCTACACCTTATCAGATTTCAAACAGGTGATAGACAATAGATGCGCTACATGGCTTGGCACAGACATGGAGCAATACCTGCGACCAGGAACGCTGTTTGGCTCAAAATTTGAGGACTATTTGAATGCGCCTGCGCCAAAGCTTAGAGGGGGCGACGGGCGAATCTTGAGCGATGAAACAAACGGCTGGGAAGCTGCATTCGACTGGATGTCCGGAGGTGATAAAAATGTTTGACGAACTTATCAACGAACTTGAGCAAAAATCAAAAGAAGCTATCAAAACAAATGAGGGCGATTACATTGAAAACAATCTGTTACACTGCGGAAAATGTCACACGCCGAAGCAGTGCGAGGTCATTATCTGCGGGAAGCTTCGCCGTCCGTACTGCCTGTGTAAATGTGAGTCTGAGCGTGTGAAAGCGGAAGAACAGGAAAAGAAACAGCGCGAAAGAGAAGCAAGGATAGCCAAAAGGATAGAAATCGCGTTCGACGATTCGACGATGCGCGAAATGACTTTTGAAAAAGACGACAAATTAAATCCAGAGCTGTCAAATGCGTTTGAAAAGTATGTTGAAAACTTCGCGGCAATGCGCGACAGGGGGCAAGGGCTTTTGATGTTCGGGACAGTCGGATGCGGGAAAACTTATTATGCGGCGGCTATTGCGAACGCCTTGCTCGACAAGGGCTATTCAGTCAGGTTTACAAATTTTGCACGAATAGCAAACGAGCTCGGAGCGACATTCGACAAGCAGGATATTTTTGACGAGTTAAACAGTTATAGCTTACTGGTACTGGACGACCTCGCAGCAGAAAGAAAAACGGAGTATATGGCGGAAGTTGTGTACAATGTTATCGACGCAAGATATCGCGCAGGACTGCCGGTGATTATAACAACTAACCTCACAAGAAATGAGCTGCTTCGCCCCACAACGATAACAGAGCGGCGCATATATGACCGCATCCTCGAAAAATGTGCAGCGGTAGAAGTAAAGAACGAAAACCGCAGACAAAAGGATTTGCGCAAGAGCCAAAAAGAAATGCGTGAAATTTTAGGAATAGAGTAAAAAGCTATTGACAAAAGCGGCACAACGATATATAATATAATAAAAGGAGGTAAACAAAATGAGGATGTATAGTGAATCTTTGTTAGAAGAAACTCTTAGAGTCTTAAAAGACAGAGGAGTAAAGCCTGAAGATGTTGAATATGTGCTGACTTCTGAGGCGTGGATGACTTGGGAAGAATTTGCGAATGCGGCGAAGAAAGTATATTATGACAGTGGATATGGTTTGCAGGAAGTAGATTCGAGCTTAACAGTAATCGGAACTGATTGGTGGTTAGAAAGAGCGGAATATGACGGGAGCGAGGCGAATTCAAAGATTTGTGTCCGGTGTGCATGGAAAAGCTAATGAAATGGTTCGAAAGCGAGGATGATAACAATGGCACTTGCTAAAAGATGTGATAGGTGCGGAAAGTTTTACGTGTGGTATCTCGCGTCCAGTACCGAGAATGAGCATATTAAGAGTGAGTTTATCGAAGACAAACATAACGACAGCTTGGTGTGCAACGGAGCTAATGCTATTGTGCTTTGCAAAAATAGCCCTATCGGTAAAAGAATAAAGGACATAGCAACCTTAGACTTTTGCCCCGAATGCCTAAAAGCATTTGATGCATTTATGAATCCGTTTAGACAAGAGGTAAAAGACAATGGCTAATGCAGATAGATGTGTATGCTGCGGAGAGATAGTCCCCGATTAATCAGAGAAGCTCTCAAAAAGCAAAAAAAGGACGGTGACAAGGAATGAAATTTCTTAAATATTGGGAAAGAAACGGAACAAGGCGACCGTTTCCACCAATATCGGAAGCGTGCAAACGATGGGGCGAGAGAGTTTTTTACCCAAAACCGCAATATGTCAAGCCAAAACATTGTCAATGGTGCGGTAAAGAATTAAGTGGAAGAAGAACTTCCTTTTGTTCTGACGAATGTAGCAGAGCGTTTAACAATATGACTGTATGGAACCGAGGGCGTGACAGCTATTCATTGCGCATACTTTATAGGGATAATTTCACGTGTCAAGACTGCGGAGAGTTTAATGCTTTCAAAAATGAACATGGAATTTACATACCGATAGACAACGGAAACCTTAATGTTCACCACATTAAATTTGTGTGTAATGGCGGCGGCGATGAACCTGAAAACCTTATTACATTATGTAGAAATTGTCATAAAAAAAGACATAAAAGGAGTGAACAAGAATGATAAATAACAAGATTATTAGGGCGTTGGATTGGAGTAATGCAATGGCTGACGCAGACAGATGTGTTTGTTGCGGAGAGATAGTCCCCGAAGGTCAACAGATATGCCCGCAATGCGAACGCAAAAGATACATCTACACTATCCCAGATATCCCGCCGTCGTTAAACAAGTTTGCGGGGCGCGAGAATGTATGGGCGTACAGAGCGGACAAAAAGCAGTGGCAAGCTCTTTGCGCGGCGTACTGCCGACCCAAGCCGCCCGAGCCGATTAAAAAGTGTGTTGTCAGAATTACATACTATTTTCACACAAGGCAACGGCACGACCCGGACAACTATAATGGCAAGTTTATCCTCGACGGCTTGCGGGAAGCGGGGATAATTGAAGATGACAGCTTTAAAAACGTCGAGCTTCAGCTCTGTGGGGGCTATGACAAAGAAAACTCGCGAACAGAAATAGAGTTGATTCTGTGACTGTCACCGAAGGTTTGAGCCCTTTGTTTCACTTTAAAAGCCCGTGTGCGCAGCGGGGGCGTGTAGGTTACGCTACAAGCTCGGTACGTCAGACTATCCGCACCTCTCTATGATGTGTCCCAGCGATATCAAATCCGAGCAACTTAGGTTATCAAAAGGCTCATTCGCCTTTGTATAGGAAGCGATACGACGTTTCCTTAGTTTTACAAATACCGCTTATATGGGCGGTTCGATTATAAAACTTCAGTAACAGTAAAGGAGCTTTAAAAATGGATTGCAACAAAACGATAAACTTTTTGCACGAACTCAAAAGACTTTGTGACTCACGTGATGGGTGCGTGGCTAATGCAGCTAATAAAGAGCGATGCCCGATGTTTGGGGTTTGCGAGGACGCGCTCACAAGGATTTGCGCCGAAGATGTTGAAACGGCAATCGAAACTGTGCAAAAATGGAGCAACGAACACCCGAAGAAAACATACGCGCAGGACTTCTTTGAGAAGTTTCCAAAAGCGCAGAGCAATTTAGACGGAACACCGTTGTTTGTATGCAGAAAAAGAATTTACGACGGATTCCAGCCAAAAAGTAAGGAGTGCGATTACACGGGAGCTTGTGAGAATTGCTGGAACAAGCCAATGGAGGAATAAAAATGTACGAAACAAGAGACGCGGCGCGTGAGCTAAGAATGCAGGGCTTAACATTCGCAGAAATAGGCAAAAGGCTTGGAGTGTCAAAACAGAGAATCGCGAAGTGCTGTGCAGGAATGAATCCCGAACAGACAGCTTGGGCATGTCACAAAGAAGACCTTGACGGCATAGTTTACACAAACTTGAAAAATTGGATGCTTGAAAACAGAGTATCAGTGCCTGAGCTGATGCGCAGAATAGGGTTAGACACAGGAAGCAGACGATCTGAACACTTCAAAAACAAACTTAAAGGCAAAACACGGTTATCGATAACCGAGATAAAAAAAATACTTGCCGTGACTGGCGGAACATTTGAACAGATGTTCGGAAACGATTGATTTTTATTGCCGGGTATGATATAATATTATAAAAAGGAGATTTACAAATGGCTAAAAGAATTGCCGCTGTTACAATAGCATCGATATTAATTATTGTGTTTATCACAAATGGATTTACGGGCTGTAGAGAAGCCGACAAGGTCAATCACAATATGAGCCTTGCTGCTGACAACTTTAATTGCGAAAGGCGAATTACTGTTTACAATGCGCGTACTGACAAAATAGTGATGTACGCCGAGGGCTATATGAGCATAAGCAACAACGAAACCGATGAACTTGTTGTGACTTGCAAAGTAGCTCCGAACGAATACAAAAAGAACTATATTTATCTTAACGATTACACGCTTTATGTTGTTGAAGATATAACGGGCACACATGCCGACCCATATCACTATGTCGTAGAATTTCACACTGAATTTCCTGTCGATGTGGATATTAAACCCTAAAGGAGGGATATTATGCAGATAGTACAGAAAAAGCTTGCGGACATTGTGCCGTATGCGAACAACACAAAGAAGCACGACGAAACACAGATTAAAAATGTCGCGGAAAGCATCAAGAAATACGGCTGGGTTCAGCCACTCGTCATAGACGACGACGGGACAATCGTTATAGGTCACTGTCGCGCTCTTGCCGCCGAGAAGCTGGGAATAGAAGAAGTGCCTTGCGTAGTGGTTAGCGACCTGACGGAAGACGAAATAAACGCGCTGAGAATTGTTGACAACAAAACAAATGAAAGTCCGTGGGACTTCGACCTGTTGAGCGCGGAACTGCCCGAAAACGATTTAAGTGATTTTGATTTTGACTTTGATTTTGGCATTGAGGACGAGGAAGAAGAAACCGAGATTGTGGAAGATGAAGCACCCAAAGTTGACGAAGATGCAGAGCCGATTTCAAAGCTGGGCGATATTTGGAAGTTAGGCAGACACAGGCTGATGTGCGGAAATTCTCTTGCACAGGCTGATATTGATAATTTGCTTGGTGGGGCTAAATGCGAATTGACATTTACCGATCCTCCGTATCAGTTGGAAACACAGGGTGGTGGAATACTCAAAAGGGCAAACAGCATGAAACAAATCAAGCAAAATGGAGTTGATACATTTGACCCGTCCATGCTTATCCTTCAAAGCAAAACAAATATTTATTGCCATAACAAGCCTTTAATCAAGAAATACATCGAACTTGCAGAAACAAACAATCAGCCCTATGATTTGTGTTTTTACAAGAAACTTTGCACTGTTCCTAATTACAAAGGGCACATGATGACAGACTGCGAATATATTGCAATCATTGGGAAACAAGACCCAAATAAGGGATTGCCGAAAGAAACATACTCAAAGTGTTATATTGGCAAGAAAGACAATGATAACGAGTTGAGTTATTCAAAGCCCGTGGAACTATGTGCAAAGTATATTCAGCTTTATGGGAAAAACAACATTTTGGATTTGTTCGGAGGTAGCGGGTCAACCCTTATCGCTTGTGAACAGTTAGGTCGCACTTGCTATATGATGGAACTTGACCCGAGGTATTGTGACGTGATTGTAAAGCGGTGGGAAAACTTAACGGGAAAAAAGGCGGTGCTGTTGAATGACGATTGAAGAAGCAAAAGCGGCTATAGAAAAGACTAAAAGCCCATACTTGAAAAGAGACCTTGAAAAATTCATTGCGCGACAAGAAAAGAAAAGCAAAAGGAGAGCAAATGCTTAGAAAAATAGCAAAGGCACTTGAAATATGTGCTAAAATAAGCCTTGCGAGGTGATAATATGGCAAAAAAAATGCCGGAGGGCAGACCGTTCACGAAGGAAACGGCTAAAGAGTGCGGACACAACGGAGGAAAAGCGTCGGGGAAAGCGAAACGCAAAAAGAAGCTTTTAAAAGACTGCCTTAATGAACTTTTAGCGAGCGAAATCACCGACAAACACGGAGTGACGAGAACTGGAAGTGAAGTTGCTGCTGTTGCGCTATGGAGCAAGTTTATGAAAACGGGAGACCCGCGAATCTTTGAAGTAATACGCGACACAGCAGGCGAAAAGCCCGTGGATAAAGTGGAGCAGGTCACGGAGATAAAAGTGGACTGGGAAGATGAAAATAACGATTAACAAAAAAGGAATATTGCCGTGCTACTTGCCGTACATGAGAGACTATGAGACGCGAGTCAATGCCTTTTACGGCGGCGCAGGCTCAGGCAAGTCCTATTTTGTTATGCAAAAAATCATCTTGAAAGCTTTAGACAGTCAAAGAAAAGTTTTGATTGTGCGAAAAGTCGGAGCGACGCTTAAGGAAAGCGTGTGGTCGTTGACGCTGGAACTCATACACACAGGCGGGCTTACTCCGACAGTTAAACAAATCAACAAATCAGATTTAACAATAGAGTTTTTAAACGGAAGCGTTTTGCTGTTCAAAGGCTTGGACGATAGCGAAAAAATCAAATCTATCAATGGAATAACAGACATAGTGATAGAAGAAGCAACAGAAATAACGCTTGACGATTTTACGCAGTTGAACCTACGTTTGAGGTCAAAAAAGCCTAACAATCAGATACACTTGATGTTCAATCCTGTTTCAAAGGCTAACTGGGTGTACAAGTATTTTTTTGAAACAAAGCCCGATAACTGCGTAATAGTCCAAACAACATATAGAGATAATCCACACCTTCCAAAAGAGTACGTCGATTCGCTTCACGCGCTGGAAAACAAAAACCCTGCCTATTATAAAATATATGTGCGCGGCGAATTCGCAACGCTCGACAAATTGGTATTTCCGGTTATCCACAAGCGCATAATCAGCGAGGACGAACTGACGGACGCGTGGTTCTGGGTTGGAATGGACTTTGGATATACAAACGACCCCACGGCAATTACATGGGGATATTACAATCCTATTCAAAATGACTTGTATATCACTGGAGAATATGATAAAATAGGAATGACCAATGATGTTATCGCCGAAACGCTTGTATCGTTAGGACTGAGCAAAGAAAGAATTGTCGCAGATAGCGCAGAGCCGAAGTCGATAACAGAACTAAGGAACCTCGGGATAAAAAGAATCATAGCAAGTGTAAAAGGCGCGGACAGCGTAAAGAACGGAATCGACAGGTTGCAAAGGTGCAACATCATCATTGACGAACGCTGCACGAAGACGATAGAAGAGTTTGAAAACTACACTTGGCAGAAAGACAAAAAGACGGGCGAATACATCAATCAGCCTGTAGATAGTTACAATCACCATATCGACTCAATAAGATATGGCATACAAACGGTCATAAACAAGAAGCGCGGAAAAACCGCCGAATATCAATCAATATTGTGAGGTAGAACAATGACGGAATCAGAACGCTATGAAAAAGAAATAGCAGACCTTGAGGACAGGAACAAATACCTTGTAGCGTGTAATGAATGGCTAAACACTGAAAACAATGAATTGAAGAATACCAAAGCAGAGCTTGAGGACGATAACAGACATCTTGCAGAGCGCGTCGAACTGTTGGAGCACAAAAGAAACGAGTTGCTTGACGAGCTGAAAAGAGTCGGCGGTGACAAGGAACGCGACATTGTCGTAGGTCAGCTAATGGCATACCGTCAAATGTTTAGAATGATTTTAGACTGTGGCAAGGAGTGATTTAATATTAAGACTTATCAGGATTTAGTGGGAGTCGGAAGCAACGAGAACGCGCGAATATCTTTTGTGCTGGACGCAATAAACGAGCACAAGTTAAGCAAGGCTTACAGAATCGCGCTCGACGCTGACGCATACTGGCGCGGCGAAAATCCGACAATTATGAAGTACGAAAAAATCATTTATGACATGCAGGGAAAAGCCCATATTGATAGGTGGACGGCGAACCATAAGATAGCGACGAACTTTTTTTACTTTGCGGTAACGCAGGAAAATCAGTTTTTGCTGTCAAACGGCACTAACTTCGGCAAAGATGACACAAAAGAAAAGCTCGGCAAAAATTTCGACACACAGTTGCAGAAATTGGGTATATATGCCCTCTGCGGCGGCGTGTCTTTCGGCTTTTTTAACCTCGACCACATTGACGCGTTTTCTTTGCTTGAGTTCGTCCCACTTTATGATGAAGAGAACGGCGCGCTGATGGCCGGTATAAGGTTTTGGCAGATAGCAGATGATAAACCGCTGAGAGCGACGCTCTATGAACTGGACGGCTACACGGACTATATCAAAGACTCGACGGCAAGAGTGTTAAACCCGAAAAGACCGTACAAAATACAGATAGCGCACACGGAAGCAGATGGCGACTATATCTATGACGGCGAGAATTATCCTGAGTTTCCGATTGTGCCAATGTGGGCAAATGACAAAAAACAGTCGGAGCTTGTCGGCAGACGCGGAACGCTGGACGCTTTTGACCTGTTAAATTCTAACCTTGTCAACAATGTGGAGGACGCAAATCTGATTTACTGGGTTTTGACAAACTGCAACGGCATGGACGAGATAGACGACGCAAAGTTTATAGAGCAGATTAAATCAAGTCACATCGTACACGCAGACGGCGACGCAGGAGCAAAGGCGGAGGCGCACAGCGTGGAAGTGCCCGTCAGCGCGTCGGAGCTGTCGATTGAGACAATACACGATAGACTTTATCAGGACTTTATGTGTTTCAACCCCACTTCGCTTTCGGGCGGCAATAAAACCGCAACGGAAATCAACGCGGCTTATGAGACGCTTAACAATAAAGTAGACGCTTATGAGTACTGCGTCAATGAGTTTATTATGGCGATACTCAAGATTGCAGGAATAGAGGACGAAGCTTCTTTTACCCGCTCTCAGCAGTCGAACAAAAACGAGCAAATGGAAATGCTTTTGTCCGCCGCTGAATACCTTGACGATGACACGATAACAGAACAGGTCTGTAACATCCTTGGGCTTGGCGATAGAGTCGACAAAATAATCGCGAATAAGCGTGCAGAAGAAGTAAACCGAGTTGAACCGTTGGAGGTGATGGACAATGATTAAACTTGCAGACGGCAGAGGGCATCTATATCAGTGGGACATGGGCAGGCAGGTTGAGTGCGACGCTGAACAGGTGCATTTTTCCAATCACCACTACGGCACAAGCATAGACGTAGATGTCAAAGACGGCAGGGCAACGATACCGAATCAGCTATTGACGAGCGCGATACCGTTAAAGGCGTGGGCTTGGGTTAAAGACAGCAACGGCGAATACACCAAAGAAGAGCAGATATTTTTAGTTGCAAAGAGAAACAAGCCCTCCGACTATGTGTATACTCCTACAGAAATAAAGACTTGGCAGGACTTGCAGAATCAGTTAGGCAATTTAAGCAATCTTAAAACCGAGCACAAAGATAATCTTGTCAACGCAATAAATGACGCGGCAGGAATCGGTGGTGGAGCGTCAACCGCCGAAGATGTCAGCTATACCAACGCCGCATTGCCGAATGTCGAAAATGTTAAGACGGCACTCGACGAGCTTGTCCCTAAATCTCACACACACGACAATAAAGATATGCTTGATAAGCTCTCCGATTCAAATGGCAAGCTTCAATATAACGGGTCGGACGTCGGGCTCAAAGGTGATAAGGGAGATACAGGAGCGACAGGCGCACCGGGACTTAAAGGCGACACAGGCGCAGACGGCAAAGACGGCGTAAACGGCATAACTCCGACTATTGGCGCCAATGGTAACTGGTATTTAGGCACTACTGATACAGGCAAGCCGTCTCGTGGCGAGAACGGTGTCACCCCGCACATTGGCGACAATGGAAATTGGT